TATATCCCGACCATGGCGTCGGCGACCTGGGCGGCGATAGCTGAAGAAGCGGCACCGACCGAGTCCACGCCAACCGTGGGCCAGGTGACCTTCTCCATCGAGAAGTCCGGAGGGCTGATCAAGGTCAGCCGCGAGCTCCTGGACGACTCGGCGATCAACCTCCCGAACCTTCTCTCGCAGATATTCCAAGAGTCGGCGGGCAGGTTTGAGGACGTCGGAATTATCAGCGGTAACAACACCACGCAGTACGCCGGGATCATGTCGGATACAGACGTTGCGTTCTACACGATGGCCGGATCGACAAGTGTCGTCGTGGCAGACCTCATCGGCACGTTCTACGCCTTGGAAGCCCAGCACCGGGCCAACAGCACCTGGGTCATGAAGTCGGCGATCAACTCGCTGATCAACCAGATTCAGGTCACCGGGAACGGCGTTACAGGAGTGGAGAACATCACCGCAGCCCCGTCTGCGTTCATCCTGGGCAGGCCGGTGGTGGATACCGACGTTGTCAGCGGATTGGGGGGCAATATCACGTCCACCGAGAAGATCGCCATCTTCGGGGACTTCAAACAGTACTACATCTTCGATCGGGTGGGCTTCACCATCCGCCGGAATGACAGTCTATACATGGGCAACGATCAGGTCGGCTTCTTCGCCACCCGCAGGGGTGACGGCCAGGTCGGACTCGCCGCTGCCTTCAAGATCCCACGCGCCGCCTAATCAGCGGATAGCTAATCGGGCGCGGGGCTACGGTCCCGCGCCCAACATAGGAGGACGATCATGGCCAAGACGATGTGCATCCAGAACTTCACCTACGGGGCGACCGGGGAGACCTACGAGGCCGGGGTGGAATACGACGTCCCGACGGCGACCCTCAAAGCCAACCCCGACTACTTCAAGTCGTCCGGACGCCCGTCCAACAAACAGGCCGGCACGGACGAGGACAAGTCCGCCGGCGGTGACGAGGAAGCCGTGGAAGCCGAGGCTGCTGAATAGTGGCGACCAGGCATACATACGCCAGCACGGACGACCTCCGGGACTACCTGGCCGGCACGTCCTACAGTTCGGGCTGGACGGCTGACGGCGGGTCCATCCGCCGGATCCTGGAGGCTGCGTCCGTCCGGATCGACCAGTACACCTCGGGCGGGACGTTCGGGCCGGTCACCGAGACCAGGTACTACGATATCGGCGCCGGATCGCTGATCGATTCGCCCCAGTATTACGTGACGTCGGGCCATGGTGGGATCGCGATGGCCGAGTCCCTGGCGAATGTGATCCCGCTGGACGGCTGGCTGGTCTCGACCACGACCGTGACGGCCTACGACGACACGGACCGGGGGACATCCACGACACTGACGGAAGGCTATGCGAACGACTTCTTCCTGATGCCCTATAACGTGAGCCCGAAGACGGTGTTCAAGCTGAACGAGGACACCAGCAACACCCTGGACGCCGGCCAGCAGACCCTTTCGATCCTGGGCTCCTGGGGATATACGGCGGACACCCTGAACATCACCACCATGGACGCCGTGACATCGACGACCGCGACTTCCGTGAGCGTGGGCTCGGCGACCGACCTGGGGCCGGCCCAGACCGTCCTGGTGGACTCGGAGCAGATGTATATCACGTCGATCAGCGGAAACACCCTGACCGTCGAGCGTGGGGTCAACGGGACTACGGCCGCCACCCATTCGGGCGGCGCCACGGTCTATGTCTACGACTACCCGGCGCTGGTCGTCCAGGCCTGTCTGGACGTGGCGAAGCTGACGTTCCGGAACCGGGACCTCGGCCTGTCGACCACCATCGGGACCGGGGAACAGTCCATCACGGCAGCCGAGGGCGAGATCCGGTCCGTACTGATGACCCTGGACGACTACCGGGCCACCGGCACCTCCAACGGGGTGATCTTCTGATGGCTGAGGTCGGATTCGCCGTAAAACTTGACGAGAGTGGACCTCTGTTCGCCGGCGATATGCCCAAGAACCTCGTCGAGGCCGTCAACAGCGGCCTCCTGGAGATGGCCTTGATAGAAGGGTCCAATTATGTGAAGGACCAGCTGTATGAGGGCCACGGCTTCATCACGGGCGAATTGAAACGGCACGTCGGCGCCGACCTGATAGAAGGCCAGGACCTGGTGGCCCAGGTGGATGCCGGAAAGAACCGGTACGGCGCGAACCTTGTCTATGCTGCCTGGATCGAAGGGATCGGAAAACGGAACCGGACATCCCGGTTCAAGGGCTATCACATGTTCGAGAACGCCCGAAAACGGATAGATGGGAATCAAGCGATGCAGGACAAATACATCGAACGGGCCATCGAGAGGGCGTTCGGTTGACCAGGGCCGGAGCGTTGGACCGGATAGACGTCCTTCTGTCGACCATCACGGACCCGGCATTCGTGGCCGTGGTCCGGGCCGAACCGCTGGCCCTGGCCGGCACCCCCATCCTGGCCTTCTGGGTGCAGTCCAGGACGCCGGGCTGGCAGACCCTGGGCGACATCGGATCGACGACGACCATCATGGTCCGGGCCTATTTCCGGATGCAGCCGTCGACGGACGTCCGGGAGACCATCGAGGCCCAGGTCTGGGACGCGATGGTGGAGATCGAGACCAAGCTGCGGTCGGACGCGAACCTCGACGGGAACGTCACGGACTCGGTGGTGGGCTCGGCCCAGGTGCAGTACCTGACCATCGACGCGTCGGTCTACCGGGTGGTGACGGTCCCGTTCGATGTCCAGATATACGAGGAGATAACGATCACTCCGTAGGAGTACCAAATGGCTAAGAAATCGGGTCTGGGTCAACAGATATTCGTCCACGGTTACGACCTCAGTGGGGACATCGCCGCCATCGACAATGCGGGGTCGCCGCGAAATCTCCTGGACATCACGGCCCTGAACGCCTCCGCGACCGAACGCCTGGTCGGACTGTCGGACGGGAACCTCGGGGTCTCGTCCTGGTTCAACGATGCCACCGAGCAAGAACATGCCGCCTTCAAGGGATTGGTGACCACCGACCGGATCGTGACCTGGGCATTCGGGGCGACCCGCGGGGACGTTGCCGCCTGTCTGTCCGGCAAACAAATCAACTATGATCCGAGCCGTGGGACCGATGGGTCGTTATCCTTCACGATCGACACCCAGGCGAACGGCGTCTCCCTGGACTGGTGCAACACGCTGACGACCGGCAAGGAGACCCATTCCTCGGCGGGTAGTTCGACCAGCCGGGACGACGGCGCCGCGACCAGCGCCGGCATGGTGGCATACCTGGAGATCACCGACATCGACTCCGGGACTCCGACGGTGACCATCCAGCAATCGTCGGACAACGGGTCCAGCGATGCCTTCGCGACGGTCCTGTCCTTCACGGCGGTCGCCGCGGCAGCGGCCCCGACAGCGGAGCGTGTGACGGTCTCAGGGGCCGTGGAAAGGTATCTGCGAATCACGACCACCGGGACATTCAGCAATCTGGACTTCTGCGTCTCGACCCGGCGGGGGACGAGCCAGGACGACGTCGCCTTCTAAGGGCCATGTTCGACTATCAATGCAAACTCCTCCGGGTTGTGGACGGGGACACCATCGACGTCCATATCGACCTCGGCTTCAGCGTCTGGCACAAGGCGCGGGTCCGGATGTTAGGCATCGACACGCCGGAGTCCCGGACCCGGAACCTGGCAGAGAAGGCGTTGGGCAAAGCCTCCAGTGCGCGATTGAAGGAGATGCTGACCCGGAAGAAGCTCAGGATCGAATGCTCGAAGGAGAAGGGGAAGTTCGGGCGGGTATTGGCGACGGTATTCGCTGCGGACCGGGACGGCAACGAGATCAACTGCAACGACCAGTTGTGCGTGGAAGGCCACGCCAGGCCGTATTTCGGAGGGAAGAAAGTCCCGTGGGTGTAGTGAATGGCCGAGGAAGAACCGAAACCGGACAAACATGAAGGATGAACACAAGGTCCTCCACTATGTGACCATGCTGCTGATCGTAGGTGGGCTGGCCATATGGATCCCACTTAGCCTGGCGCCGTGGATCATCATCGGGCCGTCGGAGTTGATCAAGAGGGTCGGCAGAACGGGAAGACATAATTGCCCGATATTGTTCAAAAAGTGATCTGAATGGCTGATGCCGATGAAATCCAGGAGGAATTGAGGAAGGCGCAGGAGGAATTAGAACGATTGAAGGCCAGCGAGGACAAGTCCGAAAAAATCCAAATGACCAGCGCGGATATCGTACGCATCGTAATTGCAGCGCCCGTAGTTTTTGTTTGGTTATTTTTGGGGAGTCGCATCATAATTTCAGCCAGTACATCGATGGCCGTCCTGGAGAATATCGAGCCTCTGCTCCTGGCCTTATCCATCCTCACTATCCCGGTTACGGCCATACTTGGGAGTTTATTTAAAACCGATGGGAATGGAAGATGACATTATTCGATAAAATCTGCCGGATGGTCGGGGACCGGCAAATCCCGTCTTTCAGGATGCCGACGTTCAAACGGTTCTCGGTGGGATTTGCCAACCGGCATGTGACGACGCTCGTAGTGATGGCGATCATGGTCAGTGCCGCAGCCGTTAGCGTGGGCCTTTATTTCGCAATCAAGGATGTCGCCAGTTCGACCTATAACTGGCCGGAGCCAGCCGAGTACCAGGTGACCGCCGATGGCCTCCAGACGATGGGGAAGAAGAACGACGACTATCCGGACGGGACAGAGTCCCAGACGCTATCCATCCGACTCGGAAACGGCAGCAGGATCTCCACTTTGAGGATAAAGGATGTCGACCTCGGCAGGACCGGCATCACAAAGGCGTTCGATGTCAGCCCACTGACCCAGGGCGTGACCGGGTCAACGGCTTTTCTCTGGGTCGGCAACCTGACGATCACGAACAGCAGCTTCCCGACGTTCAAGATGGAGACCAGCCAGGTCGCCAACCTTAATGCCGGGATCCTTGCCGATGGTCATACGATGGCGGCGACCATCACGAACACGGTCCCGGACGTCGTCCTGGAGAGCGAGAGGCTGGCATCGACCTATGAGGTGGACGGCTCGATCGTCGACCGGATACAGATCCATATAACTGGCAACTCCGGGGCGTTCGTGGAAAACCTCATCCTGGACAACGTGGATGCCTGGAATGGCCAGGCCTATTTCAGCCGGATGAAGATCGGAACGATGACCATGAATAACAGCAACCAGATCGGCGACGGGAGCGGGGTCGACTCTGCCTCGGCGTCTTGGGAATCGAGCGTCGAGGCGCGGAACATCGTGGACACGATTCAAGACCGCCCGATCAAGGTCCAGTAATGATCCGGAGGCAGAACAGATTGACGCGGTGGGTCAAATGCAGGGTATTGGACCGGCACCAGTTCCAGGCCTGCGGCTGCGGGTCACACCCGGCCATGTGCATCTGGTGTCTGGAGTTTGACTGATGAACGTCCTCCTTTCAAAGATCAGGCCACAGGTCTTTCTGTCCATCGTCTGCGGGACGGTGGTGGCGATAACGATCTCGTTCATCGCCTACCAGCTCCAAAGCATCGAGATCATCACAGGCGTGGCGGGGTCCGTGTTCGGGTTTTTGGCCGGAATAAGTAGCAAATTGCTAGAAGCAGAATGAGATATCTGAGAACCATGACGAGCGGCGCCACGCTGATGGCGCTAGGGGTCCACTTCATCGAGGACTTGTCCTTGATCAGTATCGGCCGGTGGCTGCCGTTGCCCTGGTGGGCTGCATACGCCATCGGGATCGGGTTCTCCTGGATCATGCTGGCCGGCATCATAAACCGGCTGGAACACCGGAAGGAGCAGATGACCACATCATGAGAATCCTCTGTCTTATCGGTCTCCACGACTGGCATCTGGA